GTAAAGCGACTACACAGTTTAAGATTATTAGTAATACAGATACATCAAACATAACATATAAGTTTACGACACCGGAAAAACAACCAAAGCATAAGGAGCAAAAACATGATTAACTTTACTATCAGGCAGGGTGAAACCCTAAGAATAGCCGTTGAAAGCGACAGACCAGACGCTACAGATGTAGAGTTTACTATTGACGCTATAGATACATCAGATGCACCGCTACTGCTAAAACAAACAGCAACATTTACAAGCGGAGTTGCTGAAATAGTATTTACAGCAGTTCAAACTGCAAATATTAAAGTTGGTCAATATGAATATATGGTTACTGTAAACCACAGTAACGGTGATGTTGAGAAATTACCAGACGCTAATTGTCAGGACGGTAGTTGCGAATTGCCTAAAGTTATAGTTTGCAAAACACTGGAGTAAACCATGAGCCGAATTATTTTAAAACAGGTAGAAAATAAAATACGATTGCAACATCAAGGCGTTTTAAGCGGTAAGGGTGATAAGGGTGATACTGGACCTGTAGGACCAAAGGGAGATAAGGGCGACATTGGACCACAGGGCATACAAGGAGTTCAGGGCATACAAGGTATACAAGGAATACAGGGAGTTGCAGGACAGAGTGCTATTATTGTTGGCGAATTTGAGGGTAACACTAGCACATTACCGAGTAATGGTTTAATACCAATAGGCTATTTTGGCGGTGGTCAACCTACAGCACCATATCAGATGAAAGCCGGTGAAGCATTGATTAGTGCATTGACTGGTGACTTATTTAGCTGGAGTGGTACTAGTTGGATTGATGTTGGTCAGATTGTTGGTCCACAAGGTCCTAAGGGAGATACAGGCGAACAGGGAGTACAAGGGATACAGGGCGAGCATGGTGTTGGTGTTCCAAGTGGCGGTAATCAAGGTTACTTATTAGCAAAATTGAGCAATAACGATTATGACACTGCATGGGGCAACCCTGTAGATTTACCATTATCAACAGCTACAATAAACTATGTCGATACTCACGCAGGTGGTGGTACACCTGCCGGCACAAACACTGAAGTTCAATACAATAAAAACGGTGCTTTTGGTGCAGAAAATACTTTTACTTATGATGAAAGCAACAATCAATTAGAAGCACAAAAGATAAAAGCAAGGCAATTTGGCGTATCGCTACACCCATACACAAATTATCTAAAGACATTATCAATTCAAGAGGACCATATCTCGTATCTACCTAATAAGACTGGCACTGTAGCACATTTAAGCGATATACCGACAATACCATTTCAACCTTTTTATATATTTGGTACTGCTGAAAACATAACAGGCATTGGAACTGGTTGGCAGACAATAATTGTCTTAAATGTACCTATACTTGAAGCAGGGGTATATAAAGCCGAGTTTAGTGTATCTTATAGATTTCCAACAACTAGCCAAAGTGTACAGTGGCAAATTGGCAATACAGTTAATTCGTGGAAAAACTATAGCCAAGAAGCAAAAGATACTAGTGACCAGATGACGTTTACTTTTGGCTATCCACAAGAAATTGTTGCAACAACAGCACCGCAATTATTAGTTTGTCAAACTAAAAAAACAGGTGGAACGGCTGAATATACAATTGAATATGTTGCACTATCATTAGAACGGAAACTATGAACCCTGCTGAAATATCTGTAATTGGTGCAATAGTAGTTGTATCAATAGCAGTATTTACATATATGTTTGTGTTAATGAGCAAAAATAAATCTAATAACGAAGTTTTGCTTGTAAGCCTAAGTATTTTGACATTAGTTGGTATGATTTTATATGCCGTAACCAAAAGCGAGATATTAGCAACAATTAGTGCAACCGGTGTTGGTGCATTAGCAGGTGCAATTACAGCGTTATATAGCAATGATGATAATAAAAAGCCAAAATGTTAAAAATAATAGTTTGTTATACTAAAAGTAGGCAATGTTCTATAGAACGCCACTAATAAAAGGGTAATGTATGAGCAACAGTAAACATATACAATTTGCTACAAAGTATGTAACTGAAAACGAGCCGGACGGTGAAAAATGGATTAAGTTTATTGGAACAGCACCAACGATAGACCGTGACGGTGAAGTTATTGATACAGCATCATTACGCATACCAGTTAAACCAAAAGGCTACAAGCGAGCAGATGAATTGACGACTAGCGATGTAGTGGACCTACCATTTTTAATAGACCATAATTGGTCAGTTGAAAAACAAATAGGCAGTGTACGGAGTTTAGTTATTAATCAGGACGGTGAACTTGAGGGCGTTGCAGGTTTAGCAGATGTTGATGAAGCTATGCGAGTTCATGAACTAGCCAAAAAAGACCATTTAGGCAACAGTATAAGCGGTACATTTGATTACAGCACAGGATATATTACAGACGGTGTAATCTATGACGCAGAATTACTAGAGTTTAGTGTTGTTTTTAAGGGTAGTAATCGTGACGCAAGAGTGTTAGCAGTTAGCAAGCAAGTAGCAGAAAGTGAGATTATGGAAGAAAAGCCAGATACAGAACAGGTAGTCGATGACGTAGTTGCAACTGATGAAGTTGCAGATGTTGTAGACGTAAAAGATGAAGTTAAAGTAGAAGTTACTGATGAAGTAGCAGAAAAGGAAGTCAAAGAGATGAGCAAGACAGACGAAATTGTTGCAAAGCAAGTTGTAGCAGAGTTACCAGCACAGGAAGTTGCACCAAAGTTTAAAAAAGACGTAAACGCAATAAAAGAAGTATTTGTAAAGCAGTTCATGGCATTTCACGCAGGTGATAGTGCCGAGCTTGCAAGATTAAACGAAAAAGCTATTAATCTAGACGGTTTAGACAGCAAGATTATCACACCAGCAGAGGGTACAGCACTATACCAGAGCGAAGTTGTAACACGAGATATTGTTGAAGCTTACAACCTTACTGGCAATGTAGGACGGCTTGTAAACAAAATAGATATTCTAGGTGCTACACAGTGGAAAAGCATTGTTGAAACCAACGGCACAGGTTTTAAGCCTGTAGGTGTTACAGAAGTTAAGCCAGAAGATGAGCCAGTATGGACACCTGTTGTTGTATTACCAAAAGAACACGCTTTAATCGTTGCATGGTATGACACGATTGCTAGACAAACACCAATTGCAGTTTACGACCAAATTGTTAGATATATTGCCGGTCAATACTCACGACTAGAAGATAACATTATCTTAACTTTTGCCGGTGTAACTAGCACAGGTGGTGACGTATTTGCACCAACAGGTTTAGTACCACTGCTTACAGGCGGTGACCAAGAAGTACCATTTGATGATACTTACAAGAGCACATCTATCCTATCAGCTTTAGGTACTGCTTACGGCTTAATCGAGAGCGATGCAGAACTATCAATTGTTACTAACCGAGCTACATGGGGCAAGCTTGCAACTGCTACAGATGAAACTGGCAACGCAGTGTTTAAGGTAGTTGGACAGCAAGTAACCGCAGGTGCATTAGGTACATTTAACGTAGTCTTATCTAACGAAATGGCAGACGGTGATGTCGTAATGGGTGCATTTAGCTTATACGATTTAGTTACTAGGGGCGGACTTGAAACGCTATTTAGCCAACACGCAACTGTTGGAAGCGTGAACCTATTTACCCAAGACGCAAGTGCCTTGCGAGCTTGTGTTGAGATTGCCGGTAAAGCAGTTAAAAAAGAAGCTTTTGCACTACTAAAAGCCACAGCAGTAGCACCTTAATTAAAAAAGGTTTAAAACATAATGACACAAGCAACTTTAGAAAAATTGTTAGGGCGTGAACTATCACAAGCAGAAGTAGATAATCTAAATCTGTATATGAATATAGCGGACGAGCGTTTAATGAAGTTGCTATGTGTTCGTTATGATTGCGAGATTGGCAAGCGTAAGTTTAAGACTAGGGAGCATTATAGAACTTTATTTACAGATATATTTAACACTGTATATGGAGTTACTATAAACGGACAACCGGTAACAGGTTGGACTGAACAGCAAAACAACATCTTAAACGGCAAGTGGTACAATTCGATTGTATTTAATAGCCCCATGAGCGGTGCAACTGTTGAAGTTGATGCGGATTGGGGCTTTTTAGTTATGCCAAACGATTTAAATCTGCTAAGGGCAAGGATGTTTGACCTTACCTTTAAGGAAGTTGGCAGTGAGGGCATTAAATCAAAATCTGTTGAAGATTTCAGCATTACATATAACGACAGTGCCATGATAGACGGCTTTAGGGATACTAATCAGCTAACAATTGCAAAATACTCAAACTGTAACCAAAACTTAATTGCTAACGGTGAATTATATAATGAGCGTTTTTACTGCATTTAAAGCTAAACCATTTAAATTCTTACGATTAAAAAGTAGCGTTAATGGTAAAACTATTGACGAGATTTATGACACTACCGGCATTATTAAATTAAGAGATATGCAAAGCGGTAGTGATGTTAAAACTAAGACTAGTGAAACTACTATACATATAAAGCCAGATGAGCCATTTGTAGGCGATTTAAAAGGCTTTTTAGTTGGACATGGTGTAAGAGTTGGTCAAGGTTCAAAAGACCCTGTAGATTACGAGATATTAGCCCAGACGTTTGGTTATAACTTCGAAACTAACGAACTTGAGCATATTAGGGTTGTATTACAAAAAGTCGAGATTGCAACATGGGAAACATCACAGTTACCAATAAAATAAATCAAGTCGTATCAACGATTGATAATAAGCTGGATAGAGCTGTACTTACTATGGCAACAGATATCCACAGGGAAGCTACTATACTTGCACCATTTGATACTGGTGCTTTAGCCGGTAGTGGGCGTATTAGTCGAAATGGCAAAGCAGATTATGATATTAGTTTTGGTGGTTCAAGAGTACCTTATGCAAAGCTAAGACATTTTAAAAACAAAAAGAACCCACAAACATTAAGATACCTTGAGCGAGCCGGAAATAAGACTGCTAGAAACTTAAACAGATATTTAGGCACTAAATGATTACACTGCATGTATTACAGTATTTGAGCGATAACGGTTTTGGCACGATTGATACCGACTTATTTTTTGAGAAGTTACCATTAGGTGTAAACGGCATAGCTATATTTGCAAGGGGCGGTAGGCAAGAGTATGGCAGGAACACTATTGCACAGGCTTTTGATTTATATGTTAGGGGCAAAAGCGATGTTTTAGGCATGAGTATTTGCGAAGATTTACGAACGCTATTTAGCGACAGTTACGGAAAAATGTGTACACTACCTATTGTTGAAGATATTAGTGAGCGTGTTTATAAAAATGTACAGTTTTTAGAGATAACAAACATTGAAAATATTGGCGTTGATGAAAACGAAAGAGTTGTGTATAGATTAGGCGTAACAGTTAATTATCGTAGGCATTGAGTTGTTATAATAAATATATAAGGAGATTTAATTATGAATAATACAGTTTTAGGCGGAAGTGCAGAAGTTGCTATAGGTATAAACGTAATACCACCTGAACTATTGAGCGAAGTAAATGTTGAGCTAACAGGCGGTATGCGTGAGCGTGAAACACTAGGCGGTACTTTTAGTCGACCAAGTGGCACATTTGAAACGGCAGAAGTAACATTTACGATGTACTTGCCAAGCATGGATTATCTTAAAAACATATTTCCAGATATCTACAATGCACCAACAGCACCACAAACAGCAGGTAACATAATCTTCACTACCGGCACTTGTGCGAGTGTATCAGGACAAAAGGTAAACATACACTTTACATGCGATACTAACGATGCAAACGATGTCTACATCTACAATGGTTTTGTAAACCTAAACTTTAATCCAAGCTATACAGCAGGTGATGATTTAACGGTCGAGATTAGCATTTACGCTAACCCAGATGAGAACGGCAACGTGTTAAGAGTTGGTACTGGTGACTT